TAATTTATAGTTTTAATAATGTTATTGTTATATATTATTTTAAATTGATTTAAATCAAATAATATATAATACCCATAAATGGAATCTCAACCTCAAACTACTCCGGACGTAACATTATCTGTAAAGGATGAATTTACAAATGTTTTATCTCAATTAAATGGTTTGAAAACATATTGTTCTTCTGTTATAAATCAAGTAAAATCGCTTGAAAAAAATGTGAAAAAACAAATAAGGCATTACAAGCGTGAACTTAAAAAACAAGAAGGTAAAAAAAGTAAAAAAAAGGTGTCTGTATTTGTTCAACCAGTAATGGTTTCAGAAACTCTAAGTAATTTTATGGGATTGAGCGAAGGACAACATGTTGCGCGAATTGAGGTAACGAAGTATATCATGAATTATATTAAAGCAAATCACTTACAAAGTCCAAAAAATAATCAGTGTATTATACCCGATAAAAATTTAACAACATTGTTCGATTGTATTAATGACGATGGTAGTTCCAAAGAAATTACTTATTTTAATATTCAAAAACATATGAACAAACATTTTATTCGATAATTGTGTATATGATGTCTGATTAATTAATTTTTATTTTTTCTATCTGGTATATATTCTTTTATGTTTTTTTCCATGTGTCGTAATATAGGTTTACAATCATAATATGTTCCAGCGTATACCCCTGAAGCAAATCCTATCAAAAATCTCCACATAATATAGTATTAATCGATATTATATTTTGTAACTAATTATTTATCTAATTGTATTATATAAAATATGCTTGATCATGAAAATTTAAAATATAAATACAACGAAAAAATTTTTGGGTTGGTGGTTGCTTACATTGTTGCTCTCTCTATTATTACGGGATTGTATCTGGCTAAAGCAAGTAAATCCATAATTATTTCAGCAATAGTTGCGTTTATGTTTAGTGACCCATTATCGCATTTATACGCATTTTTTATATCTAAAAATATGGAAAATTTAGATTGGAATGCGTTTGGATTGCAAATTTTGATTCATATGTCTATTATTATAGTGTTTATTTTATCTAAAACACTTAAAACCGCTATAATTATAAGTTATATTACATTTATTATGTCGTGTATTTTCATTTTGGGACATTACGACTTTTCTATGTATCAAACCTTATTTGTTGTATCTGGATTGTTATTAGTTGTACTGTTTACTCTTGTAATGGAACGTGGTTCAAACTATTTACTTAAACTATTTAAATATTTATAATGTATAAATATTAATATGAAAATACAAGTATTATCGGATATTCATTTGGAATATTTTGATAAATATCCCGGATTACATTTTTTTGTAAACCCATCCGCGCCTATTCTTGTGTTGGCAGGTGACATATGTTACTATAAACATAAACATTTTTTACCGTTTTTTCAGGAAGCGTCTTTTTATTTTAAATATGTGATTTTTGTTCCTGGAAATCACGAATATTATACTAATTCTCATATTGATGTACATTTTAAAGATTTTTCAAGTGTTGATAATGAAATGAGAGAATCATTGGAGCACTTAGTAAATATTAAAATGTTGCAGAAACAAACTTTTGTAATAAATAACATTAAATTTATAGGCACTACCTTATGGTATGATACTCCGGGTTCTGATAAACGGTTTAATAATATAGCATATACTCAAAATGAAAATTTTGTATTATACAATAATCATTTAATGCCTGAACCTACTAAGATAAATAACATCAACCGAAAACAATATAAATGGTTAAGTAGTGAATTAAAACAGTCTTCTAAGTATTATACGATTACTATTACACATTATTTGCCTAGTAAAAAATGTATATCATCTATATTTAAAAATTCAGTTGATAATTTTTTATTTTATTCAGATTGTTCTTCTTTGATCAAAATTTCAAGTGCATGGATATATGGTCACACCCACATTGGCAACGAACAATATATAGATAATTGTTATGTTTTTTCAAACCCAAGAGGGTTGCAAAAAGAGCAGAATAATTATGAAGATTATACTTATAATAAGGATTATATAGTCGAGATACCATCTTTTTCATCTATGTAATAAAATCGTTAAAAATATATAATAAAAACAAAATAATTTATTATATATTCATGTCTTCTACTCATAAGTATTTCAAGTTATTGGAGAAAGAAGAAGGATTAAAACGGAGTTTAATTTCGGTTAAATTAGAAAAGGCACACCTACAGAAACTAGTTTGGCAGGAATGTCCCCATGAATGGGAGAGATGTTCAGATTACAGCGACGGTGATTTATGTAAATTTATATGTAAAAAATGTACTTTATATAATAATCCCAACTTATATTCCTGATAAAGTATTATTATATAACCTCTAATTTTCGAAAGATGCCTCCGCCCAATCCACATTTTTGCATTAGTTCATCCTTGTTTAATGATTGTATCATTTCACAGTTATGTCTTTCTCGTTGACGATGAATACCGCAAAACCGCTTATTACATTTACATGTTACGGTAGCAATATTTAACTTTTTCTTACATCCTTCAAATGCACAACGGTTTTTTTTCTTTTTTTTTGTTTTCTTTTCCTTTTTCTCTACTATTTTAGTTGTAGATAACATAGTAACCGTGTTTAAAGATGAATCCATAATTTGTATATGTTATATTATTATATGATGAATATTAATGACGACAATAGATTGTTTTTTTTGTCAATTTATAAATTGACAAAAAAAACAATCTATTAATTTAATGTATAAAAAAATACAACTACAGTCTACACAATATATGTGGGCCAACGCAATACAACACTCCGCACAAATAACGTTTAACGCAATGTCTTCTACTAGCGTAGAAAATGGAGAAAGTATTAATGAATTTCAATGCGAACAATGTCCTGTGTGTTATGATGACCTACATATTAAAAATGTTATAAATCTACCATGTAATCATCAAATGTGTAAGGGATGTTATTACTCATGGACGGATGGCAAAGGTAAAAACAGTTGTCCCTGTTGTCGCGATAGTATTAACAAAACTAATGAATCGATGCACACGCAATATACGAGAAATAGAGAACGTGCATTACAATTGGAAGAAGAGTTGGATATATTAGTAGATGACTGTAGATTTTATATCCAACGTAAAGAGACTCTGAGACTGCTAAGAAACGAACAACGCCGTCTTTTAGAAGAGATTCGATACGAACATAGCTGCTTAGTTGATACGATTGATGCGAACATAGGATTATTTCCTGATAATTCAAATACAATGACCGAATTTCAATTGTATAAATATTTTAAGGATAAATATGTACATCACGTAATTAATTCTTGGACAACTGTAAGAAAACATTTAAAATCATTGTTTAATCAATTGCCATCTGACCCACCGGTGTCTGCCATTTTAAGTAAAGTATGTTTTAGAACACATACGTTTGTTACTGATGATACACTCGAGACTGATATATTTGGAACCTTGTTTGATGATGAACCAGAAGAAGAATACGAAGACCCTGAAAATATCAGAGATGGGATTGCGATGGAGCCTCGACTAAACCGACGATCAATATTGCTTTCTGGTCAACATCGAGTTATGGGGTTTATCGATGCCTTTCATAATGAATTGACTAATGTTGATTCTATAAGTGAAATAATCGACTTAACAGAAGAATAAACAAGACAGACTAGAAATATAAAAATATAAAAAATATAAAATTGATTTTAAAAAAATATAAATATAACTTTTTTATTATTTATAAAGATGTTAATTGTTTCTATCGAAGGTAATATTGGTTCGGGTAAATCTACTTTAATTAGTCAATTAAAATCGCGATTTATATCCGTTGGTAATATACCAATTGTTTATATAGATGAACCGGTAAAGGTTTGGAATTCTATTATGGACAAGAAAGGTAATAATATTATAAAACGGTATTATCAAGACCAGAAACAATTTGCGTTTCAGTTTCAAATGATGGCGTATATTACACGCATCACTCAATTACGTAAAGCAACCGAACAATATGGAGGAAGATGTATTATAATTACTGAGCGAAGCATTGAAACCGATAGGCAAGTATTTGCTAAAATGCTGTATGAAAATAATACATTGGATAATATATCGTATACGATTTACTTAAAATGGTTTGATGAATTATCTCGAAATTTAAAGGTACATAATTTGGTATATTTACAAACTACACCAGAAGTGTCCAATGAACGTGTTGTAAAGCGCAATCGACCAGGAGAAACGATTTCATTAGATTATTTAAAAAATTGTCATGACCATCATGAACAGTGGCTTCACCAAGAGGGGGGCGTATTATTCTTGGACGGTGATGTTGATAATTCGAATGCCGACGATTTTGAATCTAAATTATCAGCAATTAAAATTGCTGTAGAGTCGTGGTATAAATATAAAATGTAAATTGATAAAAATAAATAACCAAACCTATTTTTTATTATAATATATTTGTATCATCATGAGAACAAATACACAACTACAGTCCATAAATATTGAGCATTTATTGCAATATCCATATGTCAATGAGTTTGGAGATGGATGCGATGCCGTTGTAAAGCGTCATGGTTTGTATATTAAATGTAATAACCAATGTAACGACAACTATTGTACTATTTGTTGTTTAAATTTAAATCGAATAGATATCCAAGAACGTGTTATGGGTGGATTCATAAAAAAAACACCAAATAATTTTACAAAAATGAAGTGTTTTAAAAAAACAATGAGAAAAATTGGTTATACGATTCATGATTTAAAAAAAGAAGCAAATAAGTTAAAACGGACCTTAAATATGGATTTCATTGAAGAAATGTGTAAAACAAAAACAAAACGTAGTATAAAAAATAAAAAAAAGATAGAAGATGTTAGCGTTGTAGATGATAGTGATGATGAAAATGAACCACGTATAGTTAGGGGAAGAGGACGTCCTAAAAACTTAAATACAAAGAATAACGAGGATTTGATAGATGATTTGATTAATGCCGACGAGGAAGAAGAAATTAATGTCAGTGATAGTGATAGTGATGACGGTGAAATTATTGTGCAAATATTTGATTATACCGGGGATCAAGACGAATTTAAAGATTTAAGTTTGTATATAGACGAAAATGATATCGTGTACAATAATTTGGGCGAGTTATTGGGAAATTACTTTCCACAACTGAATAAGATTATAGATAGATTAGCATAAAAATTGATAAAAATAATATAATTTTTATTATAAACAACCCATCATACACTACATATTGTGATAAAATGAATTTTAATACATTGGTTAACATGCGACGCGGATACACGTTTGCGTTTGATAATCCATCGATTACCAGTATAAAACGGTCTCCACCTGAATACGATGCTTGTTTGCATGAACATCAGTATAATGAAATGTATATATTGACTCATGAGACGCATGTTCATTTCCATTTTGCTATCTTTAAAAATGGTGTATACAAAGATTGTAAATGGAAAATGGAAAAGGAGACTTATAATATTATGGTTTATATTAAAAACAAATCAGAGTGTTATTGGGAGAGATATGTTCCTGGTGAATTTGTAATTAAAATAAAAAATCAAAATTGACAAAAATAAACGGATTATGTATCATATAATATAAACATCATATACTACATAATCAACCAGTTCATAAACAATATGTCTTTAACTATAACTAAACGTTCTGTATCATGCAGTCATTGTCGTGTACGAGGCCACAATAAGAGGACGTGTCCAAGTAGAAATGTTACTCTTAGAACAACGCGTCGCAATAAAATGAGAGAGGAATCCAGAGCATGTGGAAATACATCAGAGAAAACTGTTTGTTCTATATGCTTGGACGAATGTGGTGACTATAAAACCACTCTCGAATGTGGTCATACTTTTGATACGAATTGTATCTTTTCTTGGTTAAGTAAAAATGTTACATGTCCATGTTGTCGGGCGGAAGTTTCTCAACTGAAAAAATCAACTTCATCTATAAAGTTACCGGCTTATTCAGTCGTAGGAGCCGTATATAAATTGTGCGAAGAAGCGGTTGGTGAACGATTTACATCATTGTCAGCAGCAGGACAGGTCCACGCATGGTATATTATGTTTAAAACGGAAATTGAATCACTTTCTAGTGAACAATATGAAGAGTTTGTTGCGTTAGGAGACGGAGACACACAGCAGTTCTGGTGAAAAAAACGTAAATTGACAAAAAAAACCTACCTATTAAAAAGAATTAATAAAAAAGAAATTGAAAAGAAATTGAAAAGAAATAAAAATGACTTGGACTACTGTAATTGGAAATGGAAAAAGAATGGGGAGGAAGTGGAGAACCCAACATATTCAAGGAGAAAAGCAAATTATTGATTATAGAGGAAGAGAAGCAATGGTATATGCTCCTGGATTTAGTGAGAACGGGCGTATAGTAGATGATGATAAGATGAGAAGTTGGTTGCCGAATTGGGGATATAAAAGTTATGATCCCTCGTTCCAACCAGATGAAGAACTCTACTAATTATCATGCTTTAAACGGCGATAGTCCTGAATATGACTTTAAACTGTTCTATACCGGAGATTTGACTAAGGTATATTATTAATTGGATACAAATTAGGTTTAATATTTATTAATAAGTGACAA